AAGATCATCGTGGACACCTACGGCGGCTATGCCGCGCACGGTGGCGGCGCCTTCTCCGGTAAAGACCCCACCAAAGTTGACCGCTCCGCAGCGTATGCAGCCCGCCACATCGCAAAGAACATCGTGGCTGCCGGCATCGCTGATAAGTGTCAGGTTCAGCTCGCCTATGCAATCGGCGTACCGCAGCCCGTGAGCATCCGAGTCGATACCTACGGCACCGGCAAGTACGCCGAGAATAAGATCTGCGACGCCATCGAGGCCGTCTATGATCTGACCCCCAGAGGCATTATCAACTGGCTTGACCTGCGCAAGCCCGTCTACAAGAACACTTCCGCCTACGGCCACTTCGGCAACGTCATCGGCGAGGAGCGCACTTGGGAGAAGACGGACACTGCAGAGAAGCTGCTCGACGCCATCAAGTAAGCGCAACAGACCCAGCAAGGCGCTGCTTGGTGAGAACCCCTGAGTATCACAACCATACGGCGCCTGAGGGCCTGAAACCTGCATCGAAATCGCCACGACGGCGGCGCGGTGAGGCGGAGGGCCATCGGCTGGGTATGTGTCACCCCTAAAAAGGGATTTCACAGCCTGCCGCAGCGAGGCGCGAGGCATCCGAACAAGGTCACAAAAATGCGTAGCGACACCGTAAAACCTTGCTTTAGGTAGGCCGTATGGTACAATAAAGTAAAGATATTCAGGAGGCAATCACATGGCAATTATGACAGGTCGGTACAGCAACAAGGAACTCCGAAACGATGGGTATTATCCCGTCGGCATCAGCGTCGGCAAGCCCAGATTTTCAACTGGGTACGAGATCCGCGAGCAGTGCTACGCGCTGGCTCCGCGGTACGATATGCTGAAGCTGGGCTATGAGGAGTACAAGGCCGAGTATTTCAAGAAGCTGGATAAGATCGGCGTCGATAAGATTATCGGCATCGTCCAGCGGCTTGACGCCAAGGCTCAGGAGGAGGACAAGAAGCTGGTTCTGCTCTGCTTTGAGGACATCCGTAAGCCTGAGAACTGGTGCCACCGCACGTTGTTTGCGGAGTGGTGGCTGGCCCACACCGGCGAGGTCATCGAGGAGATGCCTGAGGCTGACGCTTTGAAGCAGCCTAAGGCGGTAAAACCGCCTGAAGAGAAAGTTGAGCAACTGAGCCTGCTGTAACCGGCAGGCCGGTGATGTGCGGTGGCGGAATAGGTAGACGCAGCAAGGGTATGCGGCGCAGAAGGGCACAACAGAACGCAGACCTATTGGGGTTAAGTAGCTACCTCGGACGGGAAGAAAGCACGTTGTACGCTGCCTGCGCTATGCGGGGTGACAAATCCCCGCCCGCACATCAATACCCGGAACTGGTGAAAGAGCATCACGCCCTCTATCCTTGAGGGAGTTCCTACCTCGCAAGTAGGGTTCCGGTCCATATACGGGCGAATGTTCCAAGGCTGGCGATGCGGTCTCCAAAACCGCGTGTGGTGGGTTCGATTCCCAACCGTCCGTGCCATAAGCCCCGACCATCGGGGCAACATCCGGGAATAGTGAAAGGCATCACGCTCGGCATCCTGTCGAGAGTTTCCGCCCCGCAAGCGGATTCCCGGTCCATATCCGGGCTTGGTGAAAGTGCATCATTCCTGCCTCCCCGGCAGGCGTTCCAGCCTCGCAAGCTGGGGCCCGGTCCAGAATACGAGAAAGGCAGTCGGAGAACCGGCTGCCTTTTCTCTTGCATCGAGGAGTGACTCCATGAGGAAGATCGGACTGATCGTGGCGGTCGAGGAAGCGGCTCTTCGCCAAAAATACGGCGAGGGCTACGATTTGAACGACGGCTACGGCACAGTGCTTTATCAAACCGCCAAAAGCCAAGTCTACGCCCTGTATAGTGGTGCAGGTGAGATTTTCGCGGCCGCCGCAACACAATACCTTATCGACCGCTACGAAGTCGCTGCGGTTCTTAATTACGGCGTAGTGGGAGGCTGCAGAGAAGACCTGATGGCTGACGAGCCTTGCCTCGTTGACTGCGTGGTGCATTGGCAGTACGACCTATCCGACGTGGACGGTGTGCCTGTTGGCAGGTACACGGAGTACCCAGACCGACGGCTCCCGACAAACGAGCGTCTCATGGAGACAGCCAGCCGAGTGTTTCCGAACCTGCGTCATGTGTGCTGCGCCTCTGGCGATAAGTTCATGGGCAAGGCGGAGGAGAAGCTCTGGCTCAACAAAGAGTTCGGCGCGGATGTGTGCGACATGGAAGCGGCGGCGATCCTGCTGACCTGCGACCGCAACGACGTTCCGTGCCTGATGGTGAAAACGGTAGCCGACAGCGTTAGGGGTGGCGCTTCGGAATACTGGAGTGAAAAAGGCAGGACAGCGATGACCTGCATGGACATCGTCGATAAGCTGATCGACGAGATGTAAGTGAAGACCGCGAATGAGAGGTGACGACCGCAAGGCCGCCGCCTCTTTTTCGTGTTCTCGAAACCGATAGGAGGTCAGTACAATGGCGTTTTTTATGGACCCCGGAGCGATGTTCCTCGGGTGCCTGAACGGTGTTGAGCAGAAGTTTTTGATTGAGCTCATTAAGACCGCTCGGCGTTCTGGGTACACGCGGTTCGTAGAGCCATGCGCCGGTACATTCGCTATGGCAAATCTGGCAATCCAGTCGGGGTTCAAGCCTGAGCAGATCGAAACCAGCGACGTGAACATGATGACCTCGGTGATGGGCTACGCCATCACGGGGCAGTCTCTCGAACCGCTGCAGATCCACGCGCAGGGCTTCTCCGATGAAGAGCTGTTAGACCCGGCCGTGGCCCTGTACGCGCAAATCTATCTGCGGACATCGAAGAGCGCAGGGAACGAGTATTTCCACAACATCCTGCGCGACCTGCACGACAGGCGTGAAGAGCACATCGAGAGCATCCGCCGACAGCTTGAGGCCACGAAGAGCCTGCTCGGTGGTATGAGCTACCGCCCGCTGGATATGTGGGATCATCTCCGTGAGGTGAAGGACGACCCGCATACGATCATCGTGGCGAATCCGCCGACGTATTTCGCCGGCTATGAGAAGTTCTACGACACGCAGGGCAAGATGACTTGGAAAGAGCCGCCCTACGGTATGTTCGACCCTGAGACCGGCCACCAGCAGCTCTACGACATGATGATGGACGCCCCGGCTTTGCTCCTGTGCTATCAGGAGAAACGAGCAGGTGAGGCCGTCGGCCACACCATTTTTGCCCGCTCTGGGACACGCGCCGACTTGAACTCGTATATCACGACGAACAGGGAAGAGGAAGCCGTGGCCCTCGCCAAAGGGAAGAAAATCAAGCGCCCTCAGGAGGGCAAGCTGGAGCCTCTGAAATGCAGTATGCTCCCGCTCGACTATGAGATCACGGAGGACAGCAACATCCGAATTATCCAGATCGCCGGCGCCAACGCGCAGTATTACAGGATGCTCTGGACGCACAACTTCGTCGGCTCGCAGGCGACATATAACCGCGCCGTCCTGATTGACGGATATGTGGCCGCGGTCTTCGGCATCTCGAAGATGGCCGCGGACTCCATCTTTGTGTGGTACGTCATGAAGGCGCCGCACAAGCTGTACCGCCTCGGCCGCCTCTGCTATATGCTGGCCCAGAACCAGAGCTTCGTGGACACGCTGCTCGACGACATCGACCAGGAGAAGGTCACGAAGATGCGGACAGCCATGCTCACGAAGTACGCCGAGAACAAAGAGGTTCGCGGCATCATGAAGCTGGTGAACCGGCAGGAAGACACGAAGAACGGGTACAAGCTGACCTATGAGGCCGCCCTTGTGGACGGCCGTGACGAGAAGGCTACGTTAGCCGAATGGCTGAGGAGGGAGAAACAATGGCAGCAGAAGAGAGCACAGCAATGAGCTACGAGAAGATTTACGACATGGGCACTGGCTTGATTATCGCCAAAGTCCAGCTCGATAAGGTGCGGGAGCAGGACATCAACGCCCGCATCATGAAGAAGGAGATGCAGGATCAGCTTACCGCGAACATCAAGAACCGCGGCCAGCTTGAGAGTCTGCCCCTGCTGGTGGAGAAAGACGGCGTTCTGGAGATTATCTCCGGTCATCATCGCATTAAGAGCGCCAGAGCCGCCGGCATGAAGGAAATCATCGCCATCATCGACGTGAGCGGCCTGTCCCGCTCCAAGATCGCGTCGAAGCAGTTGGCCCACAACGCCATCAGCGGCTTCGATGACCCGTCCATCCTGCGCGAGATCTGCAAGATGCTTGACGATGTGGACGATATGCTGGAGAGCTACATCGGCAAGGACATCATGGAGGAGCCTCTGGAGCAGTACGATAAGCTGCTGTCCCCGGCGGTGCATTTCGACTTCAAGAATATCACGTTTTCGTTCCTGCCGCATCAGGTGAAGGACATGGACGCGCTGGTGAAGAACCTTGAGTCCTCGGCCCCTGAGATTATCGGCGTCGCGCCCTATGAGCAGTGCAAGCAGTTCGTCGAGGCGCTGGCCCGCTACCAGAAGTTCTCCGACATCCGCAACGTCGGCGCCGCCATCCACTCCATGATCGAGAGCGTCACGGAGAAGATGGACGAGGTCGGCTTCAAGGACGACGAGGAGTGGACGTACCTGACGAAGATTTTCGGCAGCAACGCCATCCCTGCGGAGTCTGCAGCTACCATTACGAAGGCCATCAAGAAGGCCGAGAAGGACGGTGCCATCACGAGCAAGAACCGCTGGCAGTTGATCGAAATGCTTGCCACCGAATATCTGGCAGGAAAGTGAGTGATGTGATATGCCGGCCCTCAGCAAGTACAATCCCGAATACCACGACGATTGGGCTTGGTCGCTGGCAATCAAGGGAGCCACGAACGACGAGATTGCCGAGGCTTTCGGCATCTCGACGCGCACCTTTATTCGCTGGAAGCAGGAGCATGAGAGCCTGAACGACGCAGTCGAGCGAGGAAAGAACATCGCCGACTCTAAGGTCGAGAAGGCACTTTATCAAAGGGCTTTGGGCTACCAGATTACCGACACCGAGAAAACAATCGACATGGATAAGGATGGCAACCCGAAGCCCGTCCGCATCAAGAACACGACGAAGAACATAGCGCCAGACACTATGGCAATTATGTATTGGCTGAACAACCGCAAGCGTACCCAGTGGGCGCAGCGGCAGG